ATGTCATAGCACCGGGAGTATTCAAGACCGTATTTACTACACTTGAACCTATAATCGATAGTTTCATAATCGGCACCGATTACGGAATTTTTGATCAAAACGTACTTTCATACTAAGGAGATCTAATGGCAACATTCCCAGCAGTTACCGGCGACGTTTTAACTGCCGCGATTTTTAACGGCTTACCAGCCTTTACAGTACAAACCGCTAAGACAGCAGATTATACAGCCGCTAGTGGTGATGAGTATCAACAATTAATACCTATGAATAAAGCAACTGCAATAGCATTTAAGATACCAACAGATGCTACATATAACTTTCCAGTAGGCACAGTTATTACAGTATTAAATATAGGCGTAGGAGTTTGTACTATTGGTGCGGTAACTTCTGGCACTACAACAGTATTAAGTGCTGGCACAGTTGCAGCATCTCCAACTTTAGCGCAGTATAAATCAGCAGCCTGTATTAAAACTGCTGCTAATGCTTGGTATGTAGTTGGAGCTATTGGTTAAATGTTAAATATAATTGCAGCACAAATAGGAGTGCCAAGTCCAGCAGCAGGTAACACTGTTCAATATGTAGTGGTCGCTGGTGGTGGCGGTGGTGGTTATGCAGCTGGTGGTGGCGGTGGTGGCGGTTATCGCACTTCCGAAGGTGGCTCTGCATTATCAATAGCATTATCAACAAATTACACTCTTACAGTAGGTGCTGGTGGTGTTGGTGGTAATGGTGCTGGTGGTGTAACAAGTACACAACCAACAATAGGTGGTAATTCAGTATTCGCAACAATAACTGCAACTGGTGGTGGCAAAGGTTCAACTTATGACGCAACTACTGGCGGAAATGGTGGAACAGGCGGCGGTGGTGGTGGCGGTTCTGCCGGTAATGGTGGTAGTGGTAATACTCCTTCAACTTCTCCGTCACAGGGTAAAAATGGTGGTAATGGTTTCAGTTCAGCAGGTGGCGGCGGCGGCGGTGGTGGTAGTGCTGGCACGGCTGGTGGTGTTGCTGATGACGTGAATTACATTGGCGGTGCAGGTGGCACTGGTTCAACAAGTGGAATAAATAGTGGCAATTATTCAGGTGGCGGTGGTGGTCGTTCAGTCACAGGCGGTGCAGGTGGTTATTACGGCGGCGGCGCAGGTGGTAGTGGTAGCGGTGCTGGTACTGCTGGAACAATTTATTCAGGCGGTGGTGGTGGTAGCGGTGTACCAGCTGGCGCAGGTGGATCAGGCATTATCATTTTAAAATTTAGCAGCACATTAACTGCAACATTTAGTGGTGGTGTTAGTTATACATCATCAACAGCAGGCGGCTACACATTAGTTGGCGTTGAGGCAGCAGGATTATCTGACACAGTGAGTTGGGCATAATGGCACATTACGCATACATAGATGAAAATAATTTAGTGGTAGCAGTTACAGTAGGCAAAGACGAATCCGAGTTAATAGATGGTTTAGATACAGAAACTTACTATGCACAAGGTACGCCATACACAGTAAAGCGCACTTCATTTAATTCTAAAATTCGTGGCAATTTTGCCGGTATTGGTATGACTTATTTACCTTTAGAAGATATTTTTATATCGCCTAAATGCCACGATGAAGCAGTCTTAAATGTTAAGGCTGCTAAATGGGATTGTAAGAATTTAGATCATGACATTACTTTCAGCTAACGGTTGGGTAGCTTCTAAAGATCCGAACGAAATAGGAATTAAAAGCTATCCAGTACCCGGTACTAAATTAAAAATTAAATGTGCCGAGCACGTTGCCCCTTTATTGGTTACCTTCGCGGCCGAATTTAATCAACATATAGAGCCAATAGACGGTGGCCCTTTAGATGACTGGTCTTATTGTTTTAGGCAAGTTAGAGGATCTGTAGATAAATTAAGTAATCATTCTTCCGGTACCGCGATAGACCTTAACGCTACTCAACACCCTTTAGGTCATTCAGGTACTTTTACTCCAATGCAAACCGTGTTAATACAAGCACTGGCTAAAAAATACGGTCTTAAATGGGGCGGAGATTACAAAAATAGAAAAGATGAGCAACACTTCGAAATAGATTTAACGCCGGAGAAAGCCTCTGCGTTAATAATCAAGTTAGGACTAAAACATGAAATATAAACAGATGTTTTTATCATGGCTTAGGGCTTCGCTAGCTTCTGCTGGCGCTTTATACATGGCAGGTACGACAGACCTTAAAACTTTAGGTTATGCCGCTATCTCAGGCTTTATTGGTCCGGTCTTAAAATGGCTGGATCCTTCGGCTTCTGACTTTGGCCGATCTAACTAAATGAAAGCGTCGGACTGGGCTGGCATATTGGTAGCGTTTTCTACGCTTACTGTGGCCTATGTCAGCTCGATCCGATGGCTAGTTAAGCATTACTTAGTAGAGCTTAAAGAAAATGGTGGCAGCTCAATAAAAGACTCCGTTATTAGGCTAGAGGAAAAAGTAGAAATTTTGTATGAAATGATGATCCACAAACAATAGAGCCTAAATATAATCTATAGCCTTAGCGTGTCGGTAATTGCTTATTGTCGGTGCTTGGCTTTACCCTTCTATTATCGGTAACGTCGGGTTATCGGTAGTAAAGGGCTAATATGAAATATATAGATTACGCTGCCTATTTAATGCTGGCAGTTTGTATAGGTAGTTATTTCTACTCCATCGGTTACAAAGATGGAAAGCGTGAGGCGCATTTACTGGCTTCTAAATGGCGTAAAATGGTGTCTAATGATAACTAAAGCGCCTGCTGGTAGGTACTGCGATTACTGCAAGGCCCAATGGGGCAGGCTCAAAGACGACTGGCACCCTAAAGCTAAAGTGCAAGCTGTAATAATCTGCGTCTCTGAAACGCATCAAGGCAAAAATAACGAAAGAGCATACTGCGAAGAGCACCGAGCAGAAATATCTACTATGGCCGATGGCTCAATATGGCCCCTAGTCGATCAAATGGAGACAGGCAGAAAACTCATGAAAGCCAGAGCAGAAGAAAGGGCGAAGCAAAATGTTTAATTTAAACGATTATGAAGGGGCTGCCGCACGTATTAAAAGAGTTCATGATAATTTTCCGATGAACAGATTTAATATAAGGGAGTTAAAGATCGACCATGATAAAGGTTACGTATATGCAGTTACCGAAATCTATAGAGATACAAACGATCTAAATCCTGCTGCGGTAGATGTTGCCTACGAAGCTAGATCAGATCGCGGCGTAAATAAAGACTTCTGGGTAGAAAACTGTATTACCAGTAGCTACGGAAGGTGCGCCGGTCTCTTATTGGGTGTAGATAAACGGCCTACTAAAGAAGACATGGAAAAGGTTCAACGCCTTACCAATGAGCCTATAAAGTCTGACTATGTTACAAATTCAAAGCCTGTACTACCACTAGCTCAACAATTAGCCGAAATATCAGAAAGTCTAGGCTCTGGTGAAATAGAAAAGGCTCCTATCTGTAATCATGGTGTAATGGCTTTAAAGCAGGGATCTAAAAACGGCAGAGATTACTACGGTTATACCTGCATTATGGGTAAAACTAGCGGCTGCGAATCTCAGTGGTATAAGTTAAATTCCAGTGGTAAATGGGTGCCGCCTACAAAGCCTGCTTTTACGGTGTCGCCTTCTTCCGGCGCTAACGTCGATGACATGCTTGCAGGTAATACGTGATGGGATACGTAGAGATAGTGCAAAACGGCCTAATAGCTCGACTTGAAAACGGCGAGTTAAGATCTGTAACTAGATCTGCATGGTGCGATAAGTGCAATAGTTTGCAGTCAGCTATAGGCGGAAAAGGTGTAGAAATCCTTAACGATACAGATAGGCAGGTAGTCTTATGGATCTGCTCCAAGTGCCGCAAGCTATAAAAGTAATTCTCGACCACGCGCAGGAAGTCGAAGCTCACACTATCGGCTTCCGCCGTATTCTTGAAATTAACGGCCGGCCAGACCATGCTAGTAGAGGTAATAAATCTATTAGTTACCATGAATATATTGGCGAGTGTGCAGAAGCAGTAGGAGCAGAAATAGCGGTAGCTCAGTATTTAGGCATCAAAAACTTTACTCCTACTGTCAATACTTTTAAACACGAAGCCGATATAGGTGCTCGAATAGAGGTTAAATGGACTAAGTACGCAGATGGCCATTTAGTTATAAGAGCTAGTGATCGTATTAATGACGTGGCTATATTAGTTACTGGTAGAGGTCCGGTCTATTCCATAGCTGGCTGGATACCTATCATCATGGCTAAAAAGCCTAAATATCATCATGCTAGCTACTTCGATCACTGGATACCACAAAATAATCTATTTCCTATTGAAGATTTAAGAAAGAGTATTTATGGACCAGATAACCTTTAACTGCAGGCGTTGCAAAAAGAAAACTACCGGTAAGTTAGTTATGGAGTTTGACGAACTACTACCGCCGGGCCTTAAAGTCTTAGAATGCCAAGAACCTAAGAAAAACGGTATATGCGGAATACTAGGGGTAGAATTAATTCCCGACTTGCCGTCTGACCTGCGGTTATAGTGCTATCTATTGACAGCATGGGTACGCTTCACTCGCGCAGGGCGAGCCGCAAGGCGATCAGCTCGCTAGGCGCAGTGATGCTATCGGGCGTGCTATGTAGTAACGCTGAAGCGGCTACACCTGTAACAGAAATATATAAAACCTATGCTCATATAAAATTAAATAACCACAAAGAATATATATGTTTAGAAGCGCTTTGGAATAAAGAAAGTAATTGGAATCCATATAGTAATAATAAGAAGAGCACTGCATACGGCATACCACAATTACTTAATATGAAAGAGAAAGACCCTTACAAGCAGATAGATCTAGGGTTAAAATATATATATGCGCGTTATACTACAGCTT